ATGTAGGTAAACAAGCATATCAAGAACATATGTGGTTATTTGGTAAGTCTAAATAGTGTTCCAAATACCAATAATTTAGTTTATATTATAAAGAAAAGTATTTATATACATGGCAGAACAGAATTACACCGTCTTTCAGAAATTAACAAGAATGTTTGGTTATCCAAACCAAGTTAAACAGACTGATGCACCAGCATTTAATTTCAATAAAGATGAGATATTAAAAACGGATAGTAGAGAAGAATACGAAAAGGCATTACTCCAAGCACAACAAACTCAGTTTATTGCGGACAAATGGACTAAATTAGACCAATCGTTATATAATCAATCTGTGTATTATGAACCTAATAGGTTATCGGCATATTATGATTATGAATCAATGGAGTTTACTCCTGAAATATCAGCTGCGTTAGACATATACGCTGAAGAATCTACAACAATGTCTGAGAAGGGAGAGATACTAACTATATATTCTGAATCAGATAGAATTAAATCAATATTAGAAGATTTATTTAAAAATAAATTAGATATAAACACAAACTTACAAATGTGGACTAGAGGTCTTTGTAAGTATGGAGATGATTTTGTTTATTTAAAAATTGACCCTGAAAAAGGAATCGTTGGTTGTCAACAGTTACCTAATATTGAAATAGAAAGATTAGAAGGTGCAAGTGCAAAATCAGCCAATCAACAAACAGATATTAAATTACCCTCAAGAGAATTAAGATTCCAATGGAAGAACAAAGATATGGAATTCCAAGCTTGGGAAATTGCTCACTTTAGATTATTGGGTGATGATAGAAAGTTACCATATGGTACTTCTATGTTAGATAAGATTAGAAGAATTTGGAAACAACTTTTACTTGCCGAAGATGCAATGTTAATTTACAGAACATCGAGAGCACCTGAAAGACGTGTATTCAAAGTATTCGTTGGTAATATGGACGATAAGGACATTGAATCGTATGTACAACGTGTTGCTAACAAATTTAAAAGAGATCAAATTGCTGACCCAAGGAATGGTAATGTGGATATGAGATATAATCAAATGGCAGTTGACCAAGATTATTTTATTCCTGTACGTGACCCATCACAATCTAATCCAATTGAAACATTACCAGGTGCACAAAACTTGGGTGAGATTGCCGATATTGAATATATTCAAAAGAAATTACTTGCGGCGTTACGTATTCCAAAGGCGTTCTTAGGTTTTGAAGAAGTTGTGGGTGAAGGTAAGAGTTTAGCATTAATGGATATTCGATTTGCTAGAACCATTAATAGAATTCAAAAATCATTAATTCAAGAATTAAATAAAATTGCTTTAGTTCACTTATACCTTTTAGGTATGGAAGATGAATTAAGTAATTTTGAGTTATCATTAACAAACCCATCTGCACAATCTGATTTATTACGTATTGAACAATGGAAGGAAAAGATTACTCTTTATAAAGATGCAACATCTGACCAATCACAAGTAGGTATATTACCGGTGTCCCATACATGGGCTAAGAAAAATATTCTTGGTATGAGTGACTCTGAGGTATTGTTAGACTTACAACAACAACGTCTTGAAAGAGCGATGGGATTTGAATTAACAAACACACAAAATGTTATTAAACGTTCTGGTGTATTTGATGATGTGGATTCTAAGTACGGTATTTCTGAAGAAGAGAGAACTAAACTAGAAGCTTCAGGTGTTGCTGGTGAAGCTCCCGCTGGTGGAGGCATGGATATGGGTGGTGCACCCGCATCTCCCCCTGCAGGAGGTGAAGGAGAAGCCCCACTAAGTGAATCAGTATCTAAAAAATCAAAGATTTTAGGTATGTTAGGTGAAGAAAAAGAAGATTTTAATGTTTTGTTTGATATGGAAAGAGCACAACAGAATATTTATGAAATAGAAAATAAATTGAATGATATCTTAAATGATTAAAAATGAAAAAATTCGGGGTTATAAAAACAAAAATATTAAATAAATTAACTGAGTCTTATGCTAATGAAAATAAGGCTGAGATAAAAGATATATTAACTTTAATCAAAGAAAATAAAGAATTTAAAGAAATGTATTTGTTCTATGAGGAAATTGAAAACAAATATATTGAAGATAAGGAAACCGCAAAGTTATACGTTGAGGGAGTTATTACCATTTTAAAACAACAAATGAGTGATTTAACTACTTTTTGTACATCATTAAATAAAATGATTAATGTAGAGTCAATAAACGAAAATGAAATTTATAACTCTTTGGATGTCTTAATAGAAAAAGACAATCTATCTAATATAGAAAAGAAGGTTAACGCAAAAAAGAAATTAGTAGAACATTTAACAACTAAAAAAGAAATCAAAGAATCTAAAGATTCAAAAATTATATCAAACGAAACATTACTGCAAGCAGTGTTAACAAACAATTTTAATGTATTATATTCTAACACATTATCAGAATCACAACAAACGGAATTAAAAAATATCTTATCTATTACCCACGAAGAACTATTAGTTAAAACAACAGAATTAAAAGAATCTATTAACAATCAAGTATCAACACTTTTAAGTGAATCAAATGATACTAGTCTAACAACCAAATTAAATAGTGTACGAGATGAGGTTACTCAAATGACAACATCGAGATACAATTACTACAGATTAACAGAATTAAAAAACGGTCTTAACTAAGACCGTTTTTCATTTGTTGAACATACACAGCTTTTAAAACTTCTTTTCGTCTATTAACTGAAGGTTTTACAAATTGTTGTCTTTCCCTTAATTTTTGAATCTGCTTAGTTTTTTGAACTTTTTGTTTATAAGTTCTTAATGCGGTTTCAATGCTCCTCTCTTTTGTAATGTCGATTATAATCATAATATAATAAGTATATTACAAATATATATACAATTTTTGGTTTTGTGACATTTTTTTCTTATTATTTGTATAACACCATAAAAAAATATATAATAATGATAAATTAATGAAGACAGGTAAGTACATCCCTTTGGGGGTTTACAATAATGTAAAAATCGGTTATGGTACCGTTGATTTTAAAAACCTTAAAACTGTTTATTTGAAATTAAATTCGTGGGTACAACCAGAAAATGAAACTGATGACTATGACCACACAATTTTAAAAACAAGAAGAAAAATAAAAGAATTTATTTACAATCTTAAAAATCAAAATTTTAAACAACAATGTATTGTTGATTTAGACATACGAACTAAAGGTATTAAATTAGAAAAAAGATCTTTTATGAACTTAGAGGTTACTCTTTATGTTGAAAATCAATTTGATGTTAAATCAAAAGAAATAAAAAATACAATAAAAGATTTACTGGAAAACATAATAGAAGAAGGATTAATTGATAAAAAATTGTTCGTTTTCCATAAAAGCAAAAAATAACTTAGATATTGATGTATTTATAGTAATAAAATCTATAAATGAAGATATTAGGACCAAAGGAAACGGGGCATGGAATTTTAATAGAATACGACTCTGGTCATGTTTCCCCAGAAGATAACAAACAAATCATCAAAGAGGCTAAGGATATGGACTTTTCACAAGACCTTATCCTTTACGCCGTTTTACAAAAATACGATACTCCAAATAAGAACGGAAGGATATATCCTGAAATGTTACTTAAGAGAGAAAACGAAAAATACCAAACACTTATTAAGAAGGGTGGTGCGTTAAATGAATTAAATCACCCATCATCTTCACTTATCGATTTAGATAGAGTATCACACTCAATTTTAGAAACTTGGTGGGACGGTAAAATCCTTATGGGTAAGATTAAATTATTCACTTCTCCAGGTTGGAAGAAGATGGGTATTGTTTCTACCAAGGGTGACCAAGCAGCAATGTTAATAATGAATGGTGCAACTTTAGGTATCTCTTCTCGTGGTGTTGGGTCGTTAAAAAATGTTAAAGGTCAAAACATAGTACAAGAGGATTTTGAACTTGTTTGTTTTGATTTAGTATCATCTCCATCTACTCCAGGGGCTTACGTATTTAATGATCCATCTGAAAGAGATCAATTCCAAGAAGCTGAAGAGAAAAAATCAACTATCGATGATAGAATGAAAAAATTAATGGGGAATTTAGATACTTTTTTATCCAAATAATCAATTTTATAGGGTTATTAATATTAGAAAACTAAATTTTTCATAAAATCGTAGTATTTATAAGATAATAAAACAAAATTTCACAATGACTGAAAAATCAATTTTAGAACAAGCGTTACTTCAAGTACAAACACTTGAAGAAGCAGTAAAGCAAAATGCAAAGGGTATACTTGCTTCAACAATGAAACAAGAACTGAATGACTTGCTTAAAGAATCATTGGAAGAAGAGGAGAAGTTAGATCCAATGGGTGAACAACCTGAGGACGAAACTAAACCTGACGAAGAGGAAGACGATATGTCAGACGATGAAGCGACGGCAGATGATGCTGAAGCTGATGACGCTGAAAATGACACAGACCTCGATAACGAAAATCCAACCAAAGGAATCGATTCATTAGACTCTGAAGAGGGTGGAGATGAATTTTCTGCTGATTCAGAATCAATGGACGATGAACCATCTATAGATGGTGAAATGTCTGACGATGATGATGAGGTGATGGACATGACAGGTGCTTCAGATGATGAAGTACTAAAAGTTTTTAAAGCTATGAAACCTGAAGATGGTATTGTAGTAAAAAAAGACGGTAACAATGTCGAAATGTCTACAGGTGAGGACGATTACATTATCAAACTTGACGATGAAGGTATTGGTTCAGAAATGGAACCTGATGCAGATAACGCTGGTGGTCCTTCGGACTACGATGCTGACAATGTAGAAGATGACATGGATGAAATCGTATACGAAATAGAGTTAAGTGAAGAAGATGAGAAAGAAGAAGATGAGAAAGAAGAAGAAGGTGATGTTAAAGAAATTGAAGCTACTGAAGCTGCAAGAACTTTATCTAATCCTCATGGCCAAAAAGGTGCTTCTGATCACGCTGGTTTAGAAAGTAAAAAGAAATATAAAGCAGGTTCTGGAGTTGGAATTAATGAAGAGGTTGAGACCTTGAAAAAACAAAACGCAGAATACAAAAAAGCTTTAGTTCTTTTTAAAGAAAAACTTAATGAGGTTGCGGTATTCAACGCAAACTTAGCTTATTCTACTCGTTTATTTACTGAACATTCAACAACAAAACAAGAGAAATTGAACATTTTAAAGAGATTCGATTCAATTTCAACTATGAGTGAGGCGAAAGTCTTATTCAACACAATAAAAACCGAGTTAGGTAGTAAAAAAACAGTTACCGAAACTGTGGTTGAGAAAATCTCAAACACTCCATCAACATCAACTTCTCAAGAGGTGTTATCTGAAGCTAAGGCTTACGAAAATCCTCAATTCAAGAGAATGAAAGATTTGATGAGTAAAATAAAATAATAAATTAAAAAACAAATATTCAAAAAAATGGGAGCATTATTAGAATCAGGTATGGTAGGTAACATCGGTTTAAAACACCTTCGTGTTATCAAAGAAGATACCATCAAAAAATGGAATGACTTAGGCTTTTTAGAAGGTCTTGACGGTCACCAAAAAGATAACATCGCACAATTGTATGAAAACCAAGCGTCTTATTTAATCAACGAAGCTGCAACAGCAGATGCGTCTGGTTCTTTCGAGACTGTAGTTTTCCCAATCATCCGTCGTGTGTTCTCTAAATTATTAGCAAACGATATCGTTTCTGTACAAGCAATGAACTTACCAATTGGTAAATTATTCTTCTTTGTACCTAAAATCCAAGAAAGACAAGCGAACGCTCACCTTTCACCTTATGGTATGCCAGGTAATACTGACGCATCTACTTTAGGTTATTCTACAGGTACAACAGACCCAAGAAACCTTTACGATCGTTTCTACGAAGCATCTGATGCTTCAACTGAAGGTCTTTTCGATTATTCAAAAGGAGATTTCACAAACGTATCTTTAACAGGTACATCAATTGTTACATTTGAGGCAGGTACTGAAAGTGGTGCAGTTACAGTAGCAACAGGTTCAAGTGTTGGTTCTGCAATATTGAAACTTACAGGTTTCTCTAAATTAGGTCAAGGTAAATTAGCTGGTCCAGACGGTAACGAAATGGATACAGAAGAATTCTTGGCGTCATTAACTATTACTTCACCTCGTGCTGAAACACTTAGTGGTAGAACATCTATTCCATTTAACGTGGTAACACAAAAATATGGTAAAGGTATGGTTTCTTACGGACAAAAGTCTGCAGGTACAAACGGTCTTGGTTTTAATGATATTTGTGATGAAAATGGTACAATCTATTTAAACTTAGATTTACAAACTTACAGCTCAACTGCAGGTTTCTCTAACACAACTATCACTGGATCAACATTAGTAGGTGATGATTTTACCGCAACTTACCGTCGTTATGCAACTTTAGAATTTGAAGATGCAATCGGTGAAGTTTCTTTTGATTTAGAATCAGTAACAGTTTCTGTAACTGAAAGAAAATTAAGAGCTAGCTGGTCTCCTGAATTGGCTCAAGACGTTAGTGCATTCCACAACATCGATGCTGAGGCAGAATTGACAGCTTTATTATCAGAGCAAATCGCTGCTGAAGTTGACCGTGAAATCTTACGTGATTTACGTAAAGGTGCAGCATGGAAAGCTAAATGGGATTACAATGAGTGGAAATACGGTGGAACAGCTGGTGCAACTTTACAAGGTTACACACAAAAAGACTGGAACCAAACTTTAGTTACTAAAGTTAACCAAATTTCAGCTCAAATCCATAAGACTACTTTAAGAGGTGGTGCTAACTGGATTGTTGTTTCTTCAGAAGTTTCTGCAGTATTCGACGATTTAGAGTATTTCCACGTTTCTAACGCAGCTCCTGAGCAAGATTCATACAACATGGGTATCGAGAAAATCGGTTCTCTTGCTGGAAGATATCAAGTATATCGTGACCCTTACTTCCCAGCTAACAAAATCTTGATTGGACACAAAGGAAAATCATTATTGGATGCAGGATATGTATACGCACCATACGTGCCGTTACAATTAACTCCAACAATGTACAATCCGTTCAACATGACTCCTATCAAAGGTATCATGACACGTTACGCAAAGAAAATGGTAAATAACAGGTACTTTGGCGTTATTGATGTACAAGGTATTGCTACATTTGATTTAGGAACTTTAAGATAATATTAACATTATCCAATAAAAAAGCCCTCGAAGAAATTCGGGGGTTTTTTATTTTTGGTATATTCCAGAATATATCCTATATTTGCTATTATGTCCGAAGTAGATTACAATAAATTAAGATTAGATGTCCTTGAAAAAATGATACACACAAGAAGTATTGAGTGTAAAATGAGGAAGGATGAGATGATTAAAATGTTGCGGTTAGATGATGAGGGTAAGTATGAACCCCCCATGAAGGAAACCACCTATATAAAGGATGGTAATGGGTTTATAGTGGGAATAGATATTAAAAATAAAAATCATTTGATACAAATAGGTAATTTAATGATTAAAAAGGAAGCTCGTAATTTACATAGGTATTGTGATGATAGGTTACAATATTGGTCATCACAAAAACTAATATAATGAATTGGACTGAATATTTTTTAGAAATTGCGGAGGTCGTAAAACTTAAATCTAAGGACCAATCTACACAGATAGGTGCGGTTGTAGTCGGTGAGGGTAATAACGTCCTTTCTACGGGTTATAATTCGTTTCCAAGGGGTTTAGACGATTCATTAGAAGAACGTCAGGAAAGACCCGAGAAATACTTCTGGATGGAACACGCGGAACGTAATGCAATATACAATGCCGCGTTAGAAGGTGTGTCCCTTAAAAATTCAACAATATACTTAACATCAGGATTACCTTGTATGGATTGTGCTCGAGGAATTGTTAATTCTGGTATAAAGACGGTGTATTGTAAGGAAGTCTGTACCACTAAAAATAAAGAAAAGTGGGATGAGTCCCAAAGTAAAGCTAAACAACTTTTAAATGAGTGTGGGGTTAATGTGATTTATTACTGAGAATCGGGTATTTTAGTATCCTTTATAAATTTTCCATATGAATCTTTATAAGACTTTAACGATTCTTCGTGAACGTTTTTAGTATATTGCCAATTCCAATATAAATCTTTATTTATTTTAAATCCATAAAATTCGTGAACTTTCATTTGAACATTGTTGACATTTTCCCCATTCCAA